TACGCTACTGACCCCTTTTTAACGTTTCCCAACGCATTTTTAACATTGTGCAACACAGTTTGGCACGGTTTTTGCTGGGTCGCCACTTTACCGTTTTTTAACATTTCGCCACAGACTTTGGCACGGTTTTTGTTATGCGTGTGCGCCCGTGAAATTGTTTCACGTGGAACACTGCCACACCGATGCACGAAATAAAATGTTTCACGTGGAACACACTGTTAAACAAAGTTAAAAGAATAATTTAACACAAAATAACACGCAAACCGCTTGCAGGTAAAATAAAATGCGTACATTTGCATCGTGTTAAACAATTAAATACTTAAACAAAATGAAAACAATAGATTTAATTTTTCAAAATCAGAAAGTTTTGAACGCATTGCAAGAAATGTTATTGCAGACTAAGAAACACGTTGAGTTTTTGGCGGCTGGCTCGCCCGAAATGCGTACCAATTTGGAAAGCATCGCCGAAAGCCTGCAAACGGGTGTTGATATTTTAGAAAATCAAATCGTGTTCAATCGTGATACCTGCAACAAGTTTGCAAAAGAAGTTGCCTGCAAAATTCAAGCGTATGACTTTATCGCAACTGAAAAACTTGTCGGGCGTTTCAAAACCTTTTGCGAATGTTACCCGACAAACTTGTACATCGGTGGTTTAACGGGTGTTGAAACACTGAAAGACAAATAACAATCAGCAAGCATAAAGAAAAGGCGGTAACAATCAAGTTGCCGCCTTTCTTTTTGTGCTGCCTTTCAGTTACTCAATATAAACGCCGTCAGACAAAGCCGTGTATATCATTTCTTGTTCCTCTGTCAGCATTTCGGCGGTGTGGATAGGTGTTACATCATCAAAGATATTAAACCCTCTGAAATCGCCTAAAATGCCCGTTTGTCTGTCATTGTTTCGCCCGTTGCTTGCGCTTTCGTACCACTTGCAATAAATGTAAGGTTCTAAGCCGTAATATAACATTTCGTTCCAATTATCGCCGCCCACGGTTTTAACTTGGGTACTTGGTGAAAGGTATATTATTTCGCTGCTTGGTTCGGTTTCCTCGACTTGAAATACAACGCCATTGCAGGACAAAAGCGCAACCCCGTTGCCCGTTACCACGTTTATAACGTACTGCAAACCTATCGTTTTACCTGCATAATCGGTATTGAGTGTAACAAAGCCTGCAAACGGCAAAAAGATTTGTATTTCGCTTTCGTAGTCGGTGTTGTCCTCATTGTGCGCTGGTACTACCGCCGTGCCAAAGTCAAGCGTTATTTTGTCTTGCGCTGGCTGGTGGCAAGATACGCCCGTGTTGTAGTTGCCGCATCGTATTACATCGGTGCTGCTTGCGCCTATGTTGGTGTAAACACGGCGTATTTTGTTCACGTATGCGCCCAAATCTATGTTTTCGTATATGGGTGCGCCCGTGCTTGGGTCTGTTCCCGTTTCCTTGAAAAAACGCTTTCCGCTAAACTCTGCCAACTCGTCAAGCGTTACCAAATACACGTTTATTGCGCCGTACTGCTCGCCTACAACGGTAACGGGGTACGCACTGCCAATAACTGAAATACCGCTCCAATTAGTGTTTACTTGTATGCTTCCCGTTGCCGTCTTTTTATCGCTTGAAATCGTAAGGTCTTGCGTTTGAGGGTTTCCGCTTGCGTTCTCGTAGTAGAATTGCGGTGTACTTTTTTCGGTGTCAAATTCTGTACCATCGTTTGCCGTTAATGTAACATTTACCGTTTCCCCGTCTTTGACATATTGCGGCAAGTCCTCGTTAGCGGTGCAATTTGATAGGGTTGTAGAAATTTCTACCACATAATCGTAACTGCCCGTAAGCGTTACGGGCTTTGTCGGGTCTATGTCGGTAACGGTTAGCGTTGCTTGTTGGCTGTATTCCAAATCCTGCACCACAAACGGCGTTTTGGTCGCTGTTCCTGCCTTGTTCGTGTAACTCGCTTTGAGGTCAAAGAAACGCACTTTGTTCGGGCTGTATTGCCCCGTAACGGTGAAAGTTGCCGTTTCCCCGTCAAACGTATGTTGTTCGGTTACGCCGCTGCCCGTTATGTTGTTCGTAACGTTAAGTTCGGGTGTTCCCTCGCTGGCTGTCGTACCCGTAAGCGTGAAACTCTCGCCCGTGTCGGCATCGTCATACTCCCAACTTGCCGTTTTACCGTCTGGCGAAATTGTCAAGTCCTTTGTAACGGGGTCGCCGTAACTGTCCGTAAACTCCACTTGCGCCGCCGTTATCTTGTAACCCTCGTTTGCCGTTACTTGTATGCTCGCATCAGAATAACTGCTGCCCTTTGTTCCCGTTGCGGTCGTGTTCGGTATGTTGTTTATAACTTCCAAATCGTTTTCGCTTCGGGTGTTTCCCGTGATAGTTATTTCCGTGTCTGCATCGGTATCGGACAACTCACCAAACGCCCAAACCTTTGCGCCGTTTTGCTCCAAAACAACGCTTTTCGGGTAGCCGCTTGTGTTGTTATAAACCGCCTTAATATCGCCTACAAACAAATAACCGTCATTCGTTCTTACGTTTATATCCCAATAACCGCCGCTTGCGTTCCACTGGCTGTTATCATCGTGTGCGTTAGGTATATTTACAATTACTGCCATATCCTTTTAGTTTTCAGTTCCTTTTAATGTTACCATAATAATGCCGCCCGTTTCATTGAGTAAGCCCGTATTTGCAAAAGGCACTTTCTCGAAATTCGGGGTGCGCTTGTAAACCGTATCACGGTTTGAAATATACGGGTCGGGGTTGTCGCTTTCAGAAACACGCCCCGTTGCCGCCAAAATTTCGCTTTCGTAGGTTTTCAGTACATCAATACGCAATGCAAGTTCGTAGGCGTTGTTTCCCTCAAAACTTACCCTTTCCACGAAATAATACCGCCCCAAATCGGGAATATAACAATAATTGAAAGTCGGTCGGGGCTGCTTTCGTAGTGTTACGGTCGGGCGCAACACATCGAAAGTTTGCCGCAAATCGCCCTCAATCGCCGTAAAGTCTCCCAACTGCTTGTTTACCGTGTTCGGGTGTCCGTTGTATGAATAAAAGTTTATCGTTGTCATATCTGCAAAGAAAAAAGGCGGTGCGGTGCGCTTTCACCTGCACCCACACCGCCCAAAGTTAAACAATCTAATACCTATTGAGTTACTCAATAAAGAATACTACAAAGTTTTCGTTTGTATCGTTGAAATACCCTGCATCAAACTTGTAATAGTTGTTGAAAAACTCTGCCTTTGCGTTGTAGTTCGTTGTTACCCGTCTGTCAAGATTGCAAACGCCCAACGCATCACGGTCGAACATTACGCCCAACACGCCCGAAATTTCAACGGCTTTGCCGCCGCTTTCCTTGATATTAATGTTACCCGTGCTGGCAAACTCGTAGTTCTGTCCGCTACCCTGCCAAAAAGGTACGGTTTCGGCTTGCGGCAAAAGCACATCGCCACGGTTAAACGTGTCGGAATAAAGATAGGTTTGCGCTGCCTTTGCAAAGTCGGACAAAAGTACAACGTGTAACATATCTTTCGGCGTAAATCTTTCCTTGCCGCCAACATTGAACACGGTCGAAATGCTTTGCAGGCGGTCGGCATACGTACCCATAACGTAAGACGCAAAGCGTATGAAATCGGGGTCGGTGATAGCCTTTGCAGCTGTTAATTTTATGCTTGCCCCTGTCTTGTCGTTGTACAACTTCAAAAGGTTCACACATCTTGCAGTGCTTGCGCTGGAAAGGTCTGCCCCTGCCATATCACCTGCCGCCGTTGCTCCAAACGCTTGCGCATCAGCCAAAACCGTTTCCGCAATCATATTGTTAATAGTGCGCATAATCAAAGCGTCTGCCTTGATAGTCATTGACTTTTCAACGGCTGCATAAATCATCGAAATAAAGCCGTTAAGTTGTGCGGCGTTGCTGAAACTTTCCTTAACCTGTCTTTCGGTGATTGATACCGGCACTTCAAACGTAACCTTTGAGTTGAAAAACTTTGCGGTAACGGTCGGTTTGTGGAATACATCTTGGTCGTAACTCTGTCCGTCCGTCAAGTTCCACGTGTCGTTTTCCTCGGCTTCGGGAACATCGGCACTTATTTTTTCCAATACGCTGCCAAACTCCCACGCATCCATTAAAACGCTCGGCACTTTGCCCGCATAAGGTCGGTTCACGAAAATCACCTTGCCGATATGGTTTACAAGTGATTTTACGTAATTATCCGCGGCACTTTGATTGAACACTTCTTTGCCCAAATCCACAATGCCCGTCAAATCCTCGGTTACAATGTCAGTACGCCCCAACACTTCACCCGAAACGCTGTTAATAAGCGTGTAAATCTGTTTTACTTCCATATTGCTAAAAATTAAATTAGTTATTCGTAAATACTCGTTGTTAATTCTCTTACAAGTGCAAAGATAATGTTTTTTCTCCAATTATCACGCCTTAACTGCAATTCTTTTGCAATTTCGGTCGAAATTGATTTGCTTGCGCCCGTTCCTTTGCTGGTTTCGGTTGTTTGGCGTTCCTCTGTGCGGTTTCTCTCATCGTTTGCGGTCTTTCGGTCGCTGTCTGAAAAATCGGTGTCATTAAACGCCTTGTTTGCGCCCGTTTCGGTGTTGCCCGTGCTTTCCTGCAAAGTTACGGTTTCCGTCCGTTCAACTTGCCCCGTTACGGGCGTCAGTACATCGTAATCGGCTAACATCGCCGCCGCTTCACGTTCCCAGCCTTGCACGTTTACCGCAATCACCGCCGAAACAACATCACTTGCGTTGTCGCTGGTTATGCTGGTTACAACGGTCTTGCCGCCGTACATCAGTAAGGCGTAAGCATCTAACTTGGTCGGGTCGGTATCGCCGAAAATTGCGGCGTACTCTGTCGGATATTCAGTCTTAAAAACGGTTGCAAATATCCCGTTACCTTTTGTAAATAGTTCGCTGTATTTCATTGTTTATCTTTGTTTTCTTCTGTTTCTTCTGTTTGTTCCGTTTCGGTGTCGTTCCCGTCCGTTTCTTCGGTTTCCTCTGTTTCTTCGGTTTCCTCTGTTTCTTCGGTTTCCTCTGTTTCGGTCGTTTCCGTGTCGTTTCCGTCTTGCTGGTCGGGTTCTTCGGTCGTTTCTGCGGATGCTGACAAATCAGCCGCCAAAGCGTTGTAATTATCCCTTTCCAAACCCCAACTGCTTGCAAGTTTAACCGAAATTTCGGTATCAAACATCGCATTAATTTTCTCAACTGCATTTTGTCTTTCTTTTAGCATATTATCCACATACGGCAAAAGTACATCTACATTCATGCTTACCTCGCCCAAATTGAGCCTTTCACGCTTCATATTATAATTTGCGTTTAACCCCAATTCGTTGTACATACTCGCTTTGTAGTATTGTATCAGTTCAATAAGTTGCGTAATATACACGCTGTTTGTGGTCGGGGCTGTCTGCATATTTACGCCCTTGAAAAATGCGTTTTCCCCAATGATTGAAAAATCACCGTCCTGTATCTTGCGCAAAAATTCCTCTGCACTCTGTTTCGTCTTGTCATCGCTGGCACTTATAAGCATCGTGATACGGGTCAAAATGCTTGCCGTGTTCAACGAAATAAGCCCGTCAGTATGCAACACGGCATAACGCCCAATAAGCGGCAAAAGGCTTTCGCCGTTGCTGTCATTCTCAATCAAAACCCCGTCTTTCTGTATATCGTAGGTTTTGTTTAACTTTAATGCTGGGTTCGCCACGGTGTAAAGCGTTGCCCGTCCGTAAACATCGGGTTCGCCGCCTTTGCCGCCCGAAAGCGCATACAAAACCCCGTCCACGCTGGTAACAAAGGCGTTGCCCGTGGTCTGCAAAAGCCGCTCCAATTCCTTTTGCGGTATGCTGTCGGGCAAACCCTCATACTCAAACATACTTTGAGTTTTCGCCAACGTGTTCGCAATAAATTCAGTTACGGCGGTGTCTTTGTCCCGTATTTGTTGCTGGTACAACTTGTAAATGTTATCTTTCTTTCTCATCGGTCAAAACTTTAATAAGCGTTGTTAATTCGGCTAACACTTTCGTATTTTCCGCAATCGTGTCCTTGAGGTGTTCCGTTTCTTCTTGGTGCGCCTGTCTTTGTTTCACCATATACCAAAACAAAGCCCCACACATCACAACCGGAAAACCCAAACTTGAAATGATTTGAATAATAGTATTCGCGTCCATATCGTTATAAATTTAGTTACTACTTGCAAAGGTAGTTATTTATTTCGTAAAACGTGCGGTTCGGCACGAAATTTGCACCAAACCGCCGTTATTTTCATTTAAGCGAAACAATGTTTGTCTTTGCGCTCGTAATTAAATAATTGCGTACTATTTCGCCGACTTCGTTGTCTTGGTAGAAAACTTTGTCTATTGCGAAAAACCGTGCGACTTGTTGTTCCACGTAACTTGCCGTGCTTAACAACTTGCGTTTGTAGTTCGGTTTGCCGTTCATTTCCAGCGAATAAATAAGGCTGTTTTCCTCATCTTTTATCGGGGTTGTCTTTGCGTGTATGTACGTGAAACATTCGTTGCCTACTTGTATAATGTTGCCTTGTAACACTACATCGTTAAACTTGATATAATACACAAACAACACATCTTGCGGCTTGTACTTGCACGGCAAATGCGGATATACTGCAAGTTCCCATTTACCGCCCGTAATCATCTGCAAGTTTTGGTTATCGAAACAAAAATACTTGTTGCTGGCTTTGTGTTGTACTATCGTGCTGCAATACTCAACCGCCACTATTGCGCCGTGTTCGCCAAAGCGGTATATATCTATCGTTCCCTGCTCCATAAACGGCACTTGCTTCAAACCCATTTCCGTAAAGTACGGGCAAAACTTGTTTACCGTGTTCCCCAGCATAAAAACCTTAACATCGTTTCGCTGGCGTATTATCGTGCTTAACAAGTTCATAAACAACATAAACTCATCGGGCAAATAATACCGCCGTGTCAAAAACTCATCAAACACAATCGTTGTAACATTCGGGTAACTGCTGCTTTTTTCGTGTTCCTGCTCTGAAAGGCAAAACCCGTAACAAAACGGGGTCGGGTCGGGTGTACGCTTGTTTTTCTCTGCATCGTAGTACGACAAAAACCATTTGTTCGACATATAGAACACTTCGTTAAATTTGCCCTCTGTCAGTTCCTCAATAAGCCCGTTTGCCACGTGATTTGCAAACAGACTTTCGGCACGTTTGCCCCGTAAATCCTCACGCCAACGGCGTATATATGCCATTTGCTTGCCCGTCTTGATATAGTTTTCCAAACCATATTTTAAGGCTGCATAAGTCTTGCCGTTTGACCTTTCGCCAAATATAACATTATAGTCGGCGTTCTTGCTTAAAATCGCTTTCAAGTCGTAAAATTTCGGCTTGTCTGTCTTTGTCTTTCTTGTTGTCATAATCTTATTATTTTAGTCCTTAAATTTAATACCTCGCAAATAATTTATGTACATAACCGAAAGGGAAAGGCTGTATCCGGTCGGCTCTAAATGTACGCCCGTGCGTTCGTTGTAATGCGCCGTGCTGCCTTTGTAGTCGGTTATCTCGCCTTGTATCTCGTAGTCAATGTAAGTATGTATGTTCTTGCCCGTTGCTTGCGGCGGTATATCCAGATAATTAGTGAAAGCGTCAAATATCCCGTTTGCCCCGTACTTTTCAATAAGGTAGGGAATTGCGGCTTTTTTGTTTACGCCCGACACGGTTAAACTGAAATCGTAAGCCCGTCCGCCTGCTTTTAGTGCGTTCGGTTCTTGCACCATATACCGTTTAGCTCCCAGCGTCTTAAACCGTGTATATGTACCTTCAAAATCCCAAACGCCCAAAGTCTTTGTCATGCCTTTTATCGTTTGCGGCTCGCAAAGGGAAAACGGCAAACCGTGGTACTTGCAGGCTGCACGTAATTTCATTTGCACCTGCATATTATAAGCCTTGAAATATGCTTCGTGCGCCTTGCCGTTCATTATTTTAATGCTGTCGGTGTCGCTGTATATGTAATCGTCTTTTGCTTCGTGTATGCCCGTGAAAAGGTTGCGCCGTGCGTATGCGGTTACGAAAATGCCCCACGGGTAAAACAAGAAACGGTTTTTGCTGGTGTTGTACTTGTATAAAAGTTCTTGTTTTTGTTCGGCTGTCATTGAGTTAATATCCCATTCGCCGCTATATGTAAACTCATCACGCAAAGGGTTAGTAACACTCATACCGTAACAACTGTTTAACATTTCCTTGCTGTTTAGATATTCCACTTCTTTGCCCTCAACGCCTTTTAATTTCGTCTTGCTTTCGTAAAGATGCAGGATAGATTTTACAAACGGGGTCGGCAAATACTCTTTCTTGTAACAACACATTTCACCCACTCGCATACTTTCCCACGTATAAAAGTTTTTGATTATATTAAAGTCCACATCGGTAATTGTCAGCGCAATTTTTGAAGCCGCCACAATACGCCCGTTATTTTCGCACGGGTTTTCTTTCACGAAACATTTGCTTGCACTTATTGGGTTGTCTTGCGTTTCGCTGGCAAATATGTTTGTAAACTCAATATCGAACACGCAACAATACTTTGATATTAAAAACTCAAATTGCGCCATACTTTTAACCGTGATTGCAACGCCTTGCGACATCGGGTATTTTTCCGCTATCATTACATACGGGTAACTGCTTGTAAAGTCGTAACTATCCACGTTGTACATTATTTCGTCTGTATATTCGGCGTTTGCGTGTGTAAAGCCGCCTGCAAACGCACGTTGCAGCATATTAAATTCGTTCATACCCGTAATTTGTAGTTCCTGCATCAGGTTTACATAGTCCCAATTTGGCACGGTCTTTCCTGCATCGCTTTTTTCACGCAAACAATGCGCACGGCAATACTTGCGCACAAACCCCGTCTTTGTTATCGGTATGTGCGTTATCCCCTTGCTTTCCTCTATGCGTTCCTGTATGTAGCACATCACGACTTTAATATCGTTTATGCAGTAGTGTATTTCCGCATCAGTCAGCGGCGTTTCGCTGTGCCTTATTTGCTGGTAGTCCAAATCGCCAACGGCTTTCGCACACTTGTATTTCATAAGTTGTTCGCCCAACTTTGCAAGCGAATAACCCGAAAGCAAGTAACTACATCTAAACTCAATGTTGCCCGTTGTTATCGCATAAATCGGTTTGCGCAAATCAATACTGAAAACCCGTTGCCACTCAAACCATTTGCGCAAAAACTGAAATTCGTATGAAAGGTTATGCACATACACAATAAGGCGTAATTTGTCATTCAGTTGCAAAACCTCGCTTACGGTCTGCATCATCGTAACAAATTCGCCCCACGTGCGCCCCATTATCGTATATCCGTTTATGCCAAACTGCCAAACGTACATTAATGCGGCTTTCTCTAATTTCGCCTTGCGCCCGTTCCCGTCCTGCATACGCTGCATTTGCTCGTATGTGTACGCCCGTCCGTCCGTATCACGGTAAAAACTTGTTGTTTCAATATCAAATGCGCACGGCACGTTGTAAAACCTTTCGCCCTTGCTGTTTCCGATAATGTTCTTTTCGTTTACGGCACGTTGCAACACACTTGCAATTTCGGTCGGGCTGTTTATTCTTTCTTGTAACTCAAAAGGTATTTTTTTCATAAGCCAAACTTGCCAAAGTTGCGCAAAATGCGCTCTATATCGTTTTGCATATCCTCCATTTGGTCGGCTACCTCATTTGCTTGCCGCTCTATCTCTGCATCAATCGCCCGTGAAATGCTTTGCGCTTCACTTTCGATTTGTGTGCTTATATCGCTTGCACTTTGCTCCATTTCGCCCGTGAAATCCTTGTACCTCATCAAATACCGTTCCACGAAATCACTATCGGAAACGCTGTTTAACTTGCCCTGCAAGTTCCTTGCCATAAGGTTGTACTCATCGGGCGTTAAGTCGTACATACGTTGCAGGTGTTGCCCGTACTGCCTTGCGCCTTGCGCCGTGCTGGTCGGCTGGCGTAAAAACGAAATCGCCTTGCCGTACTCAATTTTTAGGGTGTTCCAATCGCCTTTCATTGAAAACTTGGCAAACCCCTTAATATCGCCTTTGTTTAACGCTTGCACGGCTGGCGAAAGTTGTCCGCTTTGCTCTATATTCTGTATTCGGCGGTTCGCCATTTGAAAAACCCTTGCAATCTCTTTTCGATATTCGGGGCTGCTTTCAACGGCTTGCAAAATCTCTTTTTTGATTTTCGCCCGTTGGGTTGCTCCAAATACCGATTTTGTAAACTTAATCTTGAAACCTAACTTTGCCATAACGGTATTATATTAAATAGGGGTTACAAACATTGCAACCCCTACAAAGTTAAACATAACTTTCCAAACTCTTACAAGTCCACAAACGAAATAGAATAACACTTCTTGCCGTGGCTCTCGTACTCGTAAATCGTGTACCCGACTTTGCCGTCTTTGATAGTTTGTACCGCCTCATCATCGGCAAGTATTTCACGCACCGTTTCGGCGGTGTGGCTTGGTAGGTTCACCAACCGTTTGTTTTCCTCATCAATAATTACGGGGCTGTCGCCTAATTGCGACTTATGTACGTAAAGCCCATTGATTTTGTGTACCACATCTTTGCCGCCCTCATTTTCAGAATTGAAAATATCGGCTAACTTGGTGTACTGAAAGTCGGTTGTGTCAATACCGAAAGTTGTCTTGTTAAATTTACTTGCAAAACTTTTCATTGTAGTAATCTTTTAATTGTTAAACTTATTGTTAATTATTCGGCTGTCTGTCCTTGCGGTTCGCCGTCAAAAGGCAAGTTCGGTTCGGGGTTGTCTTGCGGCTTCAAGTCCATAAGCCACGCACGAAAGCGGTTTATTTTCATAACCGCACGTTGGTTGCGGCATACTTCGTTACACGCCATAAGGCTACCCAAAGCCGACAAAGCGGCAAAACTAAACTCGTCAAATGCGTTTCTTTTTTCTTCCATTGTAGTAAACTTTTAATTGTTAAACATAGACTTCTTAAATTTCAACGTGCCGTTGTGTTTGACTACCGTTGTATCGGTTGTTACTATCGTAGCCTTGCCCCGTACCGTTGTACCCTTTGAAACGGTGCAACCCTGCAAGATTGCAGATAAAAACAACATCGCACCACAAACGGCGAAAATCATAACACACATTGCAACTTCTTTAATTGCTTCTTTCGGTTGCTCTCTGAAATGCTGTATAAACTCTTTCATAATTTCAAAATGTTTAATTGAACACTGCAAAAATACAACATTTTTCTAACATACAAGCATAAGCGCACAAATTATTTTCGTTTTAACTTTTCTTAACTCTTGGTGTTGTGTTCCACGTGAAACATTTTATTTCGTGCATCGGTGTGGCAGTGTTCCACGTGAAACAATTTCACGGGCGCACACGCATAACAAAAACCGTGCCAAAGTCTGTGGCGAAATGTTAAAAAACGGTAAAGTGGCGACCCAGCAAAAACCGTGCCAAACTGTGTTGCACAATGTTAAAAATGCGTTGGGAAACGTTAAAAAGGGGTCAGTAGCGTA